GTGCTGGTGGTGCTGGTGCTGGTGGTGCTGGTGCTGGTGGTGCTGGTGCTGGTGGTGCTGGTGCTGGTGGTGCTGGTGGTGCTGGTGGTGATGGGTCTACGAGTGGTAGTTGCATCTGTAGTGGTTCACCCACGCCTGCTGCTGGCAGCTGTCCTCCTGGTGCTGCTGGCTCTCCTGCCGGTGCTGCTGGCTCTCCTGCTGGTGCTGCTGGCCCTCCTGCCGGTGCTGGTGATTCACCGCCTCCTGCGCCTCCTACGCCTGCTACTTCCGCTGCTGGTGGTGGTCCTGCTGGTGCTGCTGGCGTTCCTGGCGCACCTTCTCCATCCTCTTGTTGTCGACGTTCTAAAGGCACCCTTGCGACTGCTTCTTGTGCTCTCATTGTTTCTCTCGCCTTGTGAACCGCCTCCAATAGTATTTGCATGCGTGTACCAGCGCGCCGCAGCTTCTCCTTCAGTAGCTTGCTCTTCTCTGCCGCCTGCGCAGCCACCAGTGCTGCGCGCGCCGCCTGCTCATTAAGAATGCGTTGTGAATACTCAAACGCGCCCTTTGCTTGCTTTTCATTAAGACTAGCATCTAAGAGCTGTTTAGTCCCTACCGAAGTTCCTGTTGTACTAAATTCACTAAGTACCTTAGTAAGCCTACTTAATTCCCTTTCCGCATTATTTTTCTTTGTAATAATATCCTTTGTACCGAATACTAGTCTACTAATTGTTCCCATTTGCGCAAGCTCACTCATGGCATCATTAAGTTTCTTTTCTTCATTAGCAGCATTTTGCTGCGTTGTAGCAAGGCCCTCCTTGTATGCGCGCGTTTCCATTTTATTTATTTCCTGTTTCTCTTCCCACCATGCCTTTGTTATACTGAGCGCTACAGCTTCTTTTGTAACGCCCAGCCCACCATATTTACCTAGCTCCATCGCATAAGATAAGGCCAGATGCATCTTTCTACCTGCATCTGCTCCAGGAACTGTATCACCAAAAATGAGTTTCTCCGCGGTATTTTCTTCCTGTAGTGCCTTCCCGTGTGAATCATACATCTTGTCCATTGTTGGCCGTATCTTATCCATAGTTTCTTTTACAGAGCGTATTGCTGTAATCATAGCTTCAGCTTCCCCAAGTTCATCTGTTGCCTTTTGTTCTTGTTCACCTGCCTTTTCAAGCGCTTCCCGCGCCTTTGTTGCTGTATCATCAAGTCTAGTTTTTTCTCTTCTTGCGGCATACATCGCATCACTATTTGCTTGACTACTGTCCACTGTCCAAACCCGTTGCGCCTCAATAAACGCTTTATCTGCCTTGTCGGATTCTTCATCTGCCTTTGTTAATCGTTCCTTCACCTCATCAACAGTGCTGCTAGCTGAACTTCTAGTATATTTACGTTTTTCTAAAAGGACCTGCGCATCCTTAAGCGCATCATCAATATGCCTTGTATAGTTATTAATATTTTTAAGAATATTCCCTGTTTGTTCTTGAAGTTCCGTTTCATAGGCTTCAAGTAATTCATTTATATGTCCTAGTTCTTCCTTTGCCGCCTCTTGTAATGTTGTTAGTGCTTCTGTTTTTTCCGCGCTATTGCCAGCAGTTGCTAATGCCTGAGCTATTTTCTCAAGATTTCTTTCTGCCGTCTTTTTATTTCGAGTCGCCAAGATTTGCTTGGCCATAGTTTTATGTATCTCATCAATCGCTCTATAGAGCTCATTCGATTGTTCTTTTACTTCTGGTTGTGCTGCTGGAACTGCTGCTGCTACTGCTGTTTCTGTTCCTGCCGTGACCCCTTTAGCGCCATCTTCCTTCAAGCAATCAAGGAGTTCCTTCAAGTGTATACTTGTGTTTGCGCCCCCCTTTTCCCATAGTTCGTTAAATTGTATTAACTTCTCCTCATCCACAGAATGCCTAGTAAGTGTATTTATAATGGAGGCCGCAGTGCCCCGATCCATACTAATCCCATCACCCTTGGTCTCCTTTTTATCTTTCGCAATAAGATACACCGCAGCAAAGGCGCGAAGCATACGCTCCCAGTCTGCATTTTCCACATTCTTCGCAAGCTTATCCGAAGCCGTATTATTCACATAGTCATGGCATCTCAATGAGCTAGATGTCGTATTAATAATCTCCCTAAGGACATCAATCTGTCCGAGTTTAGTTCGTAACACAGCAGTATCCTTCTGTGTCCCCTCCAGCACTATAATCTCCTGCGCAAGCGTCATAAATCTGTAGCGCAATCCCTCTGTTATAACGGCACTCGCCTTTCCATTGTCCATGTTCGAACACGGCAAATATGGATAGTCTAGGCTCAACTGTTTGACGCCACCGAAGGTTGTCTTAAAGATTTGTTTACATTCCGTAAGATATACAGGATTCCCATTTATAATAAATCCCTTGCTTGGCACATAGTTCCCCGTGAATTTAACCCTATCGTATAGGGAGTTTTGTAGAACATCATCGTCCTCCATTAAGACAAGCTCTTTTCCAACTACGATGCTTGTCGTGTCAGTATATGCGCCACCTTGTTGTGCGCGTTTTTTACGTAGGATATCGCCTATAGGGCGTTTTTCCCCTTTCTTATCCTTTCTTTGCGACATACGCTTACTATTCAGTATAAGGAAAACAATAGCGCCATAAATCCGTGAAGGTCTAAACCTTTCACTCTATGTATAGATAGCAATGACCGACACACACTCAGTGAAAACCTGTAATCCCTGGAATCCGAAGAATCGCATCATCCCTGAGTCTGAGATTCTTCGGATTTTGACCACCTACGGCGTGACGGAGCCATTCCCGAGCCTTAGCCTGTTTAAACAGGCGTGTGTTCACACGAGCTATGTAGATAAGTCGGAGGCATGGTTAAAGCAAGAGGAGCCCATGATTCTTGCGGAGAAGCCTCCTAACTGTCTGTCGCTTCAAGCTGCAGACAATGAGGAACTGGAATATGCGGGCGACGGGATTCTGAGTGGGGTCGTGGCGACGTATCTGAAGGAGCGATTTTCGGGCCAGGGTGAGGGATTTATGACAAATATTCGTACAGAGATTGTGAATAATGACCGGCTGGGGGAGCTCGCAAAGAAGGTCGGATTCACGCAATGGCTTGTGATCAGTCGGCATGTGGAGGAGGTGTGCGATGGCCGCAACAATCTTCGGCTGCTCGGAAGTATGTTTGAGGCCTGGCTCGGCGCACTCTATTACTCTGCGGGGGCCGGCGGGAAGGGTTATGAGCTGGTACAGACATTTGTACTTACTGTGATTGAGCGGCACATCTATTTTGCTGAACTCATTTCCAAGAATACGAACTATAAGGACCAGCTTCTCCGATGGTTCCAGGCGGAATATCATCAGCCGCCAAAGTACAAGGTGGTTCATCAAGAGGGGCCGTCCCATGATAGTCTGTTTACTATGGGAGTTCTATCTCCCGAGGGCACTGTCATTGCAACGGCGGTGGCGAGAAACAAGAAGGAGGCGGAGCAGAATGCGAGTAAGCTGGCGCTAGAGAAACTGAGTAAGAAAGGGGGGAAGAAATAGGGGGCCATAGAATAGATATGGCTGATAGTAATGCTCAGGAGCAGAAGCCAGCAGTACCAAACAAAAGAAGGGGCTTAACCTTTAAACAGGGGATAAGGGCCCCTAAAACGCTTGTCGATGCCTTGGAGGTGCCCAGGGGAGTGAAGCCGAGCGATGCTCTTTCCCCAAAGCTTGCAGCAACCGTTGCGCGAGAGATGTTTGGAGCTAAACCAAAGAAGAAGGTTGCCGCTGCTCCTGCTGCTGCTCCTGCTGTTGCAAAGCCCCCTCTTGCGGCTGCTCTTGCTCCTGCCGCTGTTGCAAAGCCCCCCGCTGCTGCTCCTGCTCCTCCTGCTGCTGCTCCTGCTGCCGCTCAACAAGAAGAAGACGAAGGCGAGGCCATTGAAACAGAATCTATTCCCCCCGAAAGCGAAGAAGAAGAATCTGGCCTACTGGAACTTCTGGAGGAGCAGGAAGCTCCTGCGGAGATATCGGCGGACCTAAAGGAAATGGCAACGCTTATCCTGGACGAGGAGGAAAAGGATTTATACGGAACACACGTGCCCGATGGTACAACCATGCTGGACGACGGTAAAACAACGGTCCCCGCGCAGTATGTGCCGCAAACTCGCCGCGGATTTGCCGATTTCATTAAACTCCAGTATGCGCCCTATATTCTGACTGATACGATGAAGGTAAATAAGGATGACAAATTCTATAAATACCAGGAGTTCGTCCGTGATTATATGCGCAACGCTGCGCCCTACCGTGGAATCCTTGTCTACCATGGCCTCGGCTCCGGAAAGACCTGTACTGCGATTGCTGCGGCTGAAGCCCTCTTTGCGACCTCCAAGAAGAACATTATTGTGATGAGTCCAAAGTCGCTGAAGAAGAACTTTCTGCGCGAAGTGAGCAAGTGCGGCTTCCGCCATTTCCAGCTCAAAAACTTCTGGGTCAAGCTGCCAAAGACAACAGACACTACGATTCTCTTCTTTGCAAACACGGTACTCGGAATCTCAACAGCACACCTCAAAAAGGCCCAGAATATTTGGGTTCCCGATTTTCGAAAGACACAGGAAGAATCTAACTACGATTCTCTGGCCCCCGAGGAGCGCCAAGAGATTCGCGCACAGATTCTCTCTATTGTTGAACATGACCCAAAGACAAATCCTACAGGGCGTATCCGATTCATCTCCTATAACGGTATCACTGCGAAAAAGCTGATGATTATGGCCTGCGACCCTTCGTACAAGAAGTTTTTTGACGATGCGGTGATTGTGGTGGATGAGATTCACAATCTGATTCGTACCATTCACGGGACAATCGAGCCCTATATTATTGATGTCAAGGAGGGGGTCAAAGGGATGCGAAAGATTGATCCTGAGCCAGTCACTCCTGACCGCTGGGATCCGGCTCCTCAGATGCGAAAGAACCTCCAGAAACTCTTAACTGAGACGCGCGAGGAGCGTGCAGGACGGCGCGCCCGTAAGGAGAGGATTGAGCTCTATAGCCGCGGATACATGTTCTACAGACTTCTCTGCGATGCGAGAAACTCCAAGATTATCGGGCTCAGCGGCACACCCCTCATTAATCATCCTGAGGAGCTGGGTATTCTCTCCAATGTCCTACATGGGTATTTCACCATGATTGAGGGGGTCATTCAACAAACAGGCAAGGCCGTCCAGGAGCAGGCGAGAGCTCTCGCACTAACCCATCCCTTTACAGATTTCGTAGAAGTGAAGCAGGAGCCGAGTGGGGGGACACGAGTCATTGTAAGTCTGCTGCCTCAGGGGACCATCAAAGTAACGAATGATACTGGCGTTACACATCTCCCTTCCTTTACAGAAACAGAGGCCTACCTGACGATGTATACGGCGATTTCCACACTCTATGAGGGCGGCAAGGTTCCAGCAAAGGAGGAAATCGTGGGTGCCATACGTTCTGGCTACGAAGAGACGGATTTTCCTCCCTTTGAAGATGTTCAGCGAGACATTCTGGACCTCTATGCTAAGAATCCTACGCCCACAAAGCTACAGATAAGTGATGCACTCATACGGGTCTATACAGAGGCCTATTCGTCTACGGCAATGATCGCCTCCCTACAGAAACTCTTTAAGTCCGCTGGCCTCGAACTCAGTGGGACGCCTGTGGCGCGTGCGGAGTCTCTGCTCCCCCCGATTGCCGAAGATTACACGACAAATAAACGGAGATACAGGGGCTTCCATACCCATTTTATACCGAATAAGATGGACCTAATGAATAAGGGAACGCTGGTTACACGCTTAACAGGGCTCGTCTCCTATTACAAGGGATCCTCATTAGAGCTGATGCCTCGCGTTGAGCGGGATGAGGTCGTGCGAGTGCCGATGAGCGACTATGTTCAGAAGTCCTATTCCGAGAAGCGCGTGGAAGAACTGAAGAAGGAGCTCGATGCCGATAAGGAGCAGAAGACGATGGATAAATCCTGGAAGGCCGTCTTTGATATGAAGGATACACAGCAATCGAACAACTTCAAGATGGGATCACGACAGGCGTGTAACTTTGCCTTTCCTCCCGAGGTTGCTCGGCCAAGGGCGGGAAATAAGAAGGAAGAGCTGGCGGAAGCGATGGCGGGCATGGAAAAGGAAGAGCTGGTGACCTTAGGAGAGGATATGCCCGCTCCTGCAGAAGAGTTTCCTGAACTTGCTGAGGAAGAGGAAGGAGAAGAGGAAGCAGAAGAGGAAGAAGAGCAAGAGGGAGGTGGAAGAACTGTAGCAGAACTTCGCGCAAAAGTCGCAGCGGCAAAGGCGGCCGCTGCCGCAGAGGCAGCTGAAGCCAGCGGACCTAAATCCCAATCGGACGAGGCCGCAGCAGCCACTGCTATCATTAGTGCAGAGTGCAAGATAGGCAGAAAAGCCGGTGAAGATATGGCAGTAGCAGTAAAGCGCGCCACGGACTGCTTTCGCGATATGAACATTGCTGGAAAACGGCTTCTGATGGGCGCAGAGAATGGGCTCGATGTCTATTCTCCCAAGTACGTCGCAATGCTCGAGCGCATCGGCGCAGCCCCAGGCTCCTCCCTCGTGTATAGTGCCTTTCTAAATCTGGAGGGCATCGGGCTCTTCCGAGTAGCCATGAAAAATAATGGCTATGCACCTATTGATATGGCGCTGATCGGGGGCCAGCTCGCCTTCACTCCTGAGACAGAGGCCTCCCTTCGCCAAGGCCCAGGTAAGCAGCCCAGATTCTTGACCTTTTCTGGAGCAGAAGATGAGCAGGTGCGCGCAGCAGCACTCAGCATATTCAATGCGCAGTTCAGCGATCTGCCTGAATCGATGGCGAAGATTCTCACAGAATCTGGCTATACGGATAATAAGGTAGGTGAGCTGTGCCGCGTCTTCTGTATTACATCTGCTGGCGCAGAAGGTCTCTCGCTACGCAATGTCCGTGCGGTCCATATCATGGAACCCTACTGGAATGAGGTGCGTGTGCGGCAGGTGAAGGGCCGCGCGATTCGTATTGGATCACACTTGGATCTCGCGCCAGCCGATAGAAATGTCTCCATTTATACCTATGTCTCAGTCTTTTCCGACGAGGCCCAGACAAACTCTGGCGGCGAGAGAATCATTGAGACGATTGCGAACCACGACGATGTAGATGTACAGTTAGCAAAGGAGATGGGGATTCTGACCGATGATCGAATCAGAGAACTCTCTGCAAAGACACGCACAAAGAAGCTCACCACCTACGTTACCACCACGGATGAATTCTTCTATTCCATTTCGGAGCGGAAGCGGCGGGTCATTGAGGCGATTGAATGTATCTTGAAATCATCAGCGATTGATTGCGAGATAAACTATAAGAAGAACAAGGACAAGACGTTCATGTGTCTGCCGTTAAAGGGGAAAATCGGCGAATATGTCTATAATCCTGATCTGGAGATTGATATCTTGAACATGCCGCAGTTTAGCGGAATAGATGTGGAAAAGACATGTACAGGGCTAGACGTCAGCACTGCGCTCACTAAGGCGAAGGCGCCTGCTGCTGCCGTGGCCGCAGATACTGTGCCCGTGGTAAAAGACATAATTGCGGGCCTCAAAGGAAAGGATGGAGTATCAGTCAAATATCGGATGCGCCCTATATTAGGCCCAAGTGGTGAAATACAAGGATTTGATATGTATGCGGTAGACCAGGCCGACCCTAAAAAGAAGATTCCGGAGAAACGTGTGGGAAAGGCTGGCGCAAAGGACGGAAAACCCGCACTCCCTGTCACCCTCTTCTAAGTGAGTGGCGTAAAGTTTATTCCATACAGTCCTAATAATCTCGGTAAATCATTGAACACGGCATCATACGCCAGTAAGCCTGACGCAAATGTGATACATAGTTTATCTTCTACCTCAACATATTTGCCCAAGGTAAAGAAAACAATCCACTGTATATAGAGGGCTAATAATAGTTTAAATGAAACCTCCGTACCGATATACAGCTCTCGAGGCACATAACTTTTGTTGTACATAATGAGGGCAAACTCTGTGAGAAAGACAAACTTTAGACCTAGTAATATATAATGATACCAGCGCATTCTATTAAGCCGGGAGAGTTGTCAGAATCCGTGAGTAACAGGTTCCCTGTTCAGCTAGAGGGGGATCTGCCCAGAGCGCCACGCCGCGATGGAGCATGAGTTGGTAATTCATTTCCCAGTCAATAATCTCTTTAAAGGGGAATACAGTATGAGCAAGACGACGCAAATACCCTGTGCTAAAGAGCATAGAGTCTGTGCATCGAAAGACCCATTGATGGGGCGGCGCATATGCCTTTGTGGGCGCGTAATAGGATGAGGGCGCATGTGGCGCACGCGTCCCCACACCTTCTCCCAGACTAAGATAATCCCAGGGTCGGCCCTCGGTGTCCCTGAGAAGATCCCATAGTCGTGGAACAAAGTCATCTCGGAGCCAGATATCCGATTCGAGAAACATGATTAGACCTTCATCCTTTTTGCGCGCACTGTCTATAACCGCCGTAGCAAAGTTTATACCGAGGCTGATTTCTCCCCGTGTCAGAGTTGAGCCCTTGAAGGAGAAGGTAGGAATACCGCGATCCAAGTAGGGATTATACGCACTAAAGATTTGTTGTACAGTGAGCTCAGAGCCCCAGGTAGGTGACCAGAGCCGAATTCGCTCAGCGGGGCATCCTCGCCTCACCAGATGCGGAATAAGACGCTCAAAGCGTTCTCGTTCTTTGACGGGATGGCATAAGACATATATTGCCTTCACTGCATCGGGCCAGGGCCTTGCCGAAGCCATTTAGAAAGATATACACAGAGTAGTTTAAGTGTAATGCTCTACGGTGGTGTAAAATATCATAAGGTGCGTCAAGCGGCCTACTGTAGGAGGTGTAAGGAGACGATTGAATCTAAGGACCTACACGACTACAAACGGTGTTCGTGTGGGGCGATAGGGATTGATTATGAGCGATTTCTCGGGACGGAATGGGAGGATAGATGCATCTTTTGCGCAAAAATCGGAGGAAAGACGATTTGGCTCCCCCCCCTAAAATTTGGCTTCCTCCCCTAAAGAAATAGTGATACCTACATATATATGGAGGATTCTATCGTTCAGGCCGTTGTCAAGAGCTTCTTGGAGCGCTCCGCCCTTGGTCAGAAGAAGTACGGGGTCACTCTGGACCGGACGGATCTGAAGCCGCTTGACTGGATTCAGCATGCGCAGGAGGAGTTGATGGACGGGATTCTGTATCTTGAGCGACTAAAGAAGGAAATGGCTACGCCGAAATAGACCGCGCCTTCATGGATTTTACATACTGCTTGCTAAGGGCTTTGGCCCTTTCTCCTCTTTCTTGAATACACTTCTTCCTCTCTTTTATACCCTTTTGGTCGCATGTGATTCGCTCTCCCGTCTCAAGGTCCTTCGTCCCGTAGAAGTACGAATAGGCATCGGCCCATTCAACCGCAGTCATCTTTGCCGTAAACGCCTCGCGGGGCATCGTCTCACGGTCAAGCATGAAATATACTTTTTTGGATCCGACCAGCACTGGGTACGGCACATCATTGTTCCCTACCAGCGAATAATACGCATCAAAGTCATCGTCCATCGTGAACTCAAAGATGTCGCGGCCGACATGCATATACTTCTTTCCAGATATGTGAAGAAGTACTGTATTTCCTACGAAGGCGGCGCCACATCCATCGGCTGCTTCGCTACATGGGCTTTTGCCCACGTGGACCTCGGTCACGACCAGACTCTTCACGAGCTTGGTGTAGTCCATGGTATCATAATCAATCGTCTTTCCGTCGGCGAGTTTTCTGTATTCGCCCTTGTAGATGTCTACTGTTTTTCCGGAGACGTGTACCTTAAAGGGGCGCGAACCATTATCATGAATGAGATAGGATTTTCCTCCCGCAGCCTTTCTCGTGACTCCAGCCTTAGAAGCCACCTTAGTCCATGTATAGACTCCTTTTCCATTTGGCTTCGATGTATAGTTTCCATCCTTTCCCTTTTTTGTAAGATTCTTACAGTCTCTTGCGTGAAAGGGTGGCGATTTCCGGGTTTGGTATTTGGCCGTTTTGACTTCCTCGCAGCCCATCCTACCGTGGTGTTCTAAGATTATTTGCCCTCAACGAGAGAGTACCCTATGCTTGGAGATTGTCGGGCCGCAGCTTGGCGGCCGAATCCATCTCCCGAGTAATCACGCGCATAATAATCTGAATCTGGTGATTCATGTTAATGAGCCGCCCTGCGGAGGGAATGAGCCCTGCGCGCGCAGTATAGACCGCGGCAGAACCAAAGCTTCCAGTGATATTCGCGATAGATCCCACGACCATGGTCGTACCACTGTAGCTTGTCACCGTTCCCGTAAAACTGTTTGTCGTCGTCGCGCCAGTTACCAGCACCTGCATTCCCGCTGTATACGCGAGGCCAGAAGAAAGCCCAGTAAGTGTCACGCTGCTGCCAGCCACCGGTGTAATCGTGATACTTCCAGAAGCATTCGCAAATGTTCCAAGCGTCGCGACATAGCTGGTTACCCAGGGATTAATCGTCGTGAGGCCTAGGCTAGGATCCTGAAAGCTGTTGCGTATAATAATAGAGTTCGCATATCCTGCTGAATTAGGGCCATCTGTGTATCCAGCGAGGCCACCAGTGCTCTGACCAATGGCCGACACAAGGACTCCCTGGGACTGCGTCAAATAGTTGATAAGATCCGGCACACCAGGATAGGTAAGAAGCGTGGAGTTGAAGTTCACCGCCTTTAGTACAATGCGGTCACCCTGGCTTACCAGAAACTGACTGAAATAGGTAGATGTCTGAAGCCAAATCCATTCATACGTGGTGGGACCAGTTGCCTTATAGTTCGTACTGGATGAACCATTAGTTGGCATCAGCACCATAGACACTGTGAGCGAATCACTGCTCGTGCTTACCGGCGTGCCATCAGGTCGCTGAATCTCAAAGGTTAGCCTCTGAATGGTGGCGAGAGGTGTGGGGTAATAGACCTTCTGACATTTGAGAAACTTGGGAATCATCCGCGTGTATCCGCAGTTTGCCGATGTGGAATCAGAGGTCCAATATGCATCATAGGAAATCGCTGCGAATGCGTTGTTTATCCCATCATTTGTTCCATAGCCATTGACATTCAGCTCAGGAATGCGTACCTGGACGTAGGGGAAGGATAGGATGTTTGTAGTTTTCCCAGGCGTCGGCACACCTGCGGTACCCGTCATCAACACATCAAAGCTCTCTGTAGGCATAATGGCCTTCACGAACTCAATACGCACAATGTTCTTGAACTTCACATTCGTGGCCGTATTGTACCCGAACCCAGAGCGATTATTCGCAGGGTCAAAGCCCACGGAGAAGTTGTAGCGATTCTCTACCGTATTGTTTACCCAATCGCGGTCTGCACTATAGACATAGAGGTTGTGCTCCAGCTCCTTGTAGGCCACGATATCATCCTGCGCCCGCAGAACATCCTGTGGCAGCACGGGGCGGCTCGCACTGCGTTCGGGCAGGGCCGTCGTAGGATTTCCATAGGGAATCCGTGCGGGGAGTGTCGTAGCATCTCCAAGAAGCAGGCGACGAGGATCCGGGAGATTCGGCAGTTCCGTCCGTCCAGAGTTGTTTCCAGCTACGCGCTCAGCCTCGCGCATAATGAGCGAGAGTTGGTCCCTCTGGCGAGAAGCCTCCGAGCTCGTCCGGAAATCGGCATCAGAGTCAATGAAGCGACCCATGGGCGACGCCGCGGGCACACTCTCCTGATTCGGTGTCTGTACCACGGTGGTGCTGCGCGTGACAATCTCCGTAGTACGGGCCGCCTCGGCCTCCCGCTGCTTCCGAATCTCCTCGAACTGCGAGAGAGGTGTCGGGCCAGCCTCGTCCAGAGAAATGCGAAAATCGGGAGGAGGGGGTGGACCCGCCTTCCGCTCCTGGCGCTCATTCTGAATCTGGTCAAAGCGAGAGTTCACATCTATGCGCAGTCCAGTCGAATCGGTCGTATCGTCGGCCTCGGACACTGGCCCAGCATTTCTGCGCAGATATCCCATATAGTCTGGCACCACGGCCGTCAGCACCTCCTTATTCAGCTTCTGAAGTGGCTCCCCGGAGTTCTTCGCATAGACCTCTGTCATATAGTGTTTTATCGTCTTGTTCAGCCGCTCCTTCTGTTTGTCCGTAAGCTCTCCGCCAATACGGCGCTGAAAATCGATATTGAGGAGCCGCTCCATCATGAACTCATTCTGTTTAGCAAAGAACTGCGACTGGGTAGATGTACCAGGTCGTATATCTGTCATGCCTATCTAACTAAGAGACCGGACCTTTTTTTAAGGTCCCCCGCGCAGTTACGTCGAAAAAATCCAGTCGCGTAGATCAAGCATATCTGCATCCTTCGGTTTACGACGAGTGATTTGAAGGAACTGGTCACCTTCCAGCATACGAATAATCATATAAATACAATACATCCCGCACTCCGTATTGCTATATTGAAGGCGCCGCCCATTGGACATCAGCTTCATTGTGGGATCCTGGACGGCCAACCATTTCATAAAGGTTTCCACCTGGGGCGGGGGCTTCATTCCGTAGGAGTCAAAGTAATAGCAGGCGTGCCCGGCGAGGTCAATGTAGTTCGCGACCCAGTGGCTTCCGGACTTGTAGTGTGGGTCGAGATTATACACGATTCCAATGGACTTTGTCCCATTTGTAAGAGCCTCTTGCACACGAATCTCACAGATTTCATTCATTAGACACTTCTTTTGGCCATCGGCAGACTTTTTGTAGGGGTCCGCCGCCGCGAAATCAATAGGAAAGGGTCCCATGAACTCGAACTCTTTTACACCATTCTTGGTCCTTGCCTCTTCGTATTGATTCATAACATCTGCAATATTGTTCGTATCAAGCCACATGTCCGGGTCCTCTGTCCATTCCTTTGGTGCTGCTGGCCGCAGATATTTCTTAGCGAGACTACTCTTCTCCTGCTGGGAGAGAGGAAGCGCCTCCAGAAAACTTCGCTCGCCCCCGGGCTTCTTTACAGTAACCTTTGTTTGAATCATAGCCCGCAGAGCAGAATAATCGGTGAAAGAGGTCGTATCAAGATGGAGCTTCGTAGCCGCCTTCTGTAGGATGTCGAGGGGCAGACATCCTTGTTCAGGGGGGATATTACCGAGGGACGGGTGGCACTGAGATGGCCCCGGGCCTGGCTGTGTGAGTTTACGAGTAAAGAGTCTCTTTTTACCTCGCCTGCGAGTTCTTCGCTGTTTTCCTCCCATGGAGGTGAACATTCTAATTAAAGCATACAGATAACCTTTTTGTAAACCAGAGAAGTACTATGGATAGTTGTGGAAATGTACGCACAGATAGGTACTGGAACTTTGTAGCCATGCCCTTTTTTGTTATAACACTGCTCTTTGGCCTCTATGCGCTCTTTACCGTTGATGAGCAGCAGTTCACAACTACCCCAAAAATCGCAGCAGCAGTTGCGGAACTGCGCGCGCAGCTGCGCCCAGCTCCCGCTCCTAAGACACCACCGCCACCGCCAGCAGCCGCAACACCGCCAGCATAAGCCGCTACGGCAGGGAAATAAACATAGTGTCTAGAAATAGAAATGGATCAGAACAAGTCAACCACGCAAAATCTACTTATCATTATCGGGATTGTGGTATTTGTCTGCATATGTATATGGACCTTTATCACCGTCTTTTCAGTTACGGCAAAGAATGATTCTCTTGCTAATATGACAAATGCGATGTCATCGATTGTTATTGTAAACTTGGTCATGGTCGCATGTTTCGCTGGCATTGCCTTTTGGTACGTGAATTCATATCCCCAAATGCAGCAACCCTATATGATGTTTCTTTTACACGTTAATATTCTGATTTCAATCATTGCGCTTAGTATTTCTTCGCTATATAGTGTTTCTAACTAATACATAGATATGTCGACTGAATGCGGGGCCCCACCGGTAACTACAGAACCATTGCCGGTAACACCGCAGCCCACCCAAGCATGGTCTTCGAGTGCTGCGATCGCAACCATGCCAAGCTTCGATTTTTCAGCATTTGCCATGTATCCAACCCTTATTGCCTGGTGCGTGCTAGGGGTTATGGGTCTAATATTTCTTCTCTTTGTGTTCGGGTACTTCATGAACTACAAGGGTATCACAGACATGTGGTCCATATTTGTATGGACAAGCTTTGTTGCTTTGCTCATGACTCTTGCTATAGTTAACGCATCATTCAACAGCGCGCTGATTAACATGAATATGTGTAAGACATCAATCACAAACTTCCTTGAAGTCTGTATGTCAACTCTGGCTGTCGCCACGATTATTCTGTCTTACATTCTTTACTATGACTTTGGCACAAATCAAAATATACGGCAGTATTTATTCTTCATGTTACATGTGAATCTGCTCACGTCCATTATAAATCTGTGTATGGTGACAATGCAGCAACTGGCGACCGCAAATCGCATCGATTCGTCGAAAGTATTTAGGGCGAGATAAACGACCTCCTAGCGCAGCTATACCGGCTTAAAGAGAGTAAGGATGCGATGTTGAATTCGGAATCGTCCCGTCAAGGCCTTTGTTAGAGGGTGTTGATGGAAGGAAATGCTTTGAAGGCGAATGGCTGCGCGGATTGACTTTCCAGGGGCGAGCAGTGCGGCAGGGATGACTCCCTTTGACCATGCGCCGCCAGAATAGACGCTGATTTCATTGAATGAACCCACGGTGATAAGAGGGCAGTAGAGATGTATACAATTGTTTTGAATAAGGGGTTGAAAGCATGTGGAGAGTTCCTCAAGGGAGCGCTGGCGCTCCGCAGGAAACCATGTTAAATAGTTTGAGTGGATCGTCTGTAGCATGCGGGCCTGTAGGGCAACAAACTTGGCCAGAATCTGGGGGTGACCCAGAAGAGAGAGGACAAGTTTTCCCGTTTCGCTGTCATAGGATTTAACAGGGAGTGAGGGAAGCAGGACAGAAAAGCAGGGTAGTCGCACACCTTCTTCGGCATATCCGAGAGTTGCGATTGGTTTCTGCGCTTTGTTTGGAGTACCAATCTGGACATTGGCTGTCGCAAAGGTTTGTGCGGGCACTGTCCACTCCATCTGCACAAGAATAGCAGGCTAGCCTTAGACCAATAGGTCAGTCTAAAGAGTTTAGTGGACATCTATCTAAGCAGTAGCACCCAAATGGATGCGATTTCCCTCTGTTGGAGGGGCATGGCGGGAACGGGCAAGAAGACGCGCTTGCACGACGCACTGAAGCAGGTGTCTGCGATTAGAGGATATCCATTTACAATTCAACATAAACCCATCAGCGCTGATAGTACTGTAGGCGATGTGCTCAGCGTTGGGGCGACAGAAGGGGGTGTAGGGCCAGAAGAAGGGGATATCGGCCAAATGATGGTGGAGACATCGCTTGTTCACATTGGCCTTGATATCTCCCGAATGTCCATGCAGGACAAGCATATTCTGCGCCCGATTCTCGCAAAGCTGGGGCAGGGTTCGCAGGTTCTTGCTGGGGCCCAGGGCCACGCCTCACGTATTCTTGTTCTGTATCACACGCATCTCCTGAGTTCCGAATCCATTCTGTTGCTACAGGCCTTCTTGGAACAGAATGAACAGGATACGTCGCTGTGGTTGACCTCTGAACTGCCCGTTTCGCAGCGAATCCGTGATTGGTTTATTGAAATCCCTGTTGGTGGGCCGGATAGAAATGTCCAGGCATGTAGAACTGGTGAGGTGCAGCTAGCCAACTGGCCAGAAATCTTTACTGCGCTGATTGATGTCTGGAGGAAGAGACAGGCTCCGAGGCTTCAAGAAATCAAGGAAGTGAAGGCCTTTGTCTATGAGATGTTAATGCGAAATCTCCGTTGGGTCGAGGCAACGCACTTTTTATTGGATGTGATTCTGAAGCATCGGGAAATAAGCGATGAGCAGAGGAGTAGGGCAATCAAGGCGCTCGCCTCCTGCGAGGCGACCTCGGGTGGATACACTATCCCGAGTTACAGGATTCCCATTCTGTGGGAGAATCTGTTTATTCAGCTTCGGAGTATTTTCTATTTGAAAGAAGCAGCTATAGTAGATGCTCCCCCTCGTCCTGGGCGAGTTAGTAAGGCACGCAAAAAGGGAGTGGAGCCAGCCTCTACTCAGCTGGCAGGCATGTGAGGCCACTCCAGAAGAACTTGCGGCGGCAGAACATGAGGCCCACGCTGGCGAACAGTTTGATAAGCATCGCCTGAAGCTCGGTATATGGACTGCGTACAAGGAGGGTAGGGCCACACTGGTCTGTCGTCGGTTAGGCACACTGGCCCGCGCAATCTTATTCTTGCCGGATGGGACCAAGGAGCCAAACTGGGAACTGTGGGCCCGTATCTTTCAGTGGTTTGGGCATTCGCCGAACAAAAAGCCTTGGAAGGTTACCTGGTTTCCTGCGCGCGCATTGCGCGAGTTTCCTCTCGTGGGGCAGGATCTCGGGCCCGAGCATGTGAATGGGGGCTATACACAGGTTTGTTCGACGAATGGCATCTACATCTATAGGGAGGAGGAGGCTACACGTGTGCTGATTCATGAAATGGTTCATGCTGCCTGCCTTGATGAGAGGGGGGAGGGCTGGACCATTCCCTTGAAGGAGGCCATGGTGGAAATGTGGGCGGAGCTGATTTTGATTGCGATTGTCTCACGTGGATCCCCATTCCGAGCCAAACTCCTCTGGAACAAGCAGCGGTATTGGATTTCCGATACGAACTATGCGGCCCAGCGTCTCCACAATGAGGAGGACACCACAGATTACGCATGGAGATATCTGTCGGGGCGCGCCTATATGTATGCGACGCAGGGCATTGAGATCCCGCCACCCAGATCCCTTCAGAACAAGAGTACGCGCTTCACGCATCCTGCATTGGAAGTCTAGGCACAGTAAAATTATCTTGCGCTCTCTTACACCCATGTACTAGAAAGGTTCATGGGTGTAAAAGGTTTGTATACCTATGTGAAGAAATATCGAAAGGAAAGGCTGTACGAGTCCGTTACGGCGCAGCCGCCACTTCGCATTGGCTTTGATGCGATGTCCATGCTCTACAAGTACAAGGCGAACTATCCGGAGATGTATCCGATGCTGCGAGGGCTGAAGGCCGCTGGACATCGGCTTCTCTTTGTCTTTGATGGGAAGCCGCCAGTGGAGAAGGAGGCAGAAGTGAAGGAGCGGCGCGACCTGCGTAATTCGGCGTCTACGCAGGCAGAAACACTCAAAACGCATCTTACGGACCCAACGCTTGGTGCACAGGAGCGCGCAGTACTACAGTATTCCTTGGCCAGACTTGAGTTTCAAGGATGGCACATGACACGAGAAATCCGGCACGCAGTCCAACAGGCTCTGTGCGATATGGAGATTCCCTATGTAAAGGCGAATGGGGAGGCCGACGGGGCGCTGAGCGAGCTTGTAGGTTCCGGAAAGCTGGATGTGGTTGTAAGCAGCGATATGGATTTTCTCCTTTCCGGAGTTCCCAGGCTATGGATTCCCTTTCGAACCGCGAATGATGGGTTCGAGGAAGTGTTGCTTAGTAGAGTGCTTGAAGGCGAGACAATGACACTCAGTATGCTACGGGACGCTGGGATTCTCTGTGGTGTCGAGTTACTGCGAGGAAGGGTGTCGATTCACTGTGCCACAGCCTTCAGTTGGATTCGTTATTATAAGAGCATTGAGGGGCTGCTACATAGCGCGATTAAGGACCCGCAGTTTGAGCACCTGAAGGATGAGGCGCTCCTAGAGAAAATCCGTCAGTCATTTCGGCCAGGGATGGACTGGAAGGCTCAGATTCGCCCAGACCATTTGGAGAAGGTTGCGGCGTTTATGGAGGCGCTCTAAGAAACATCCAGCCTAGATAGAAGGGTTCCATGAGAATCACTACAGTCATATGCGCTATAGCAGTCTTGGCCGCACTCATGTTTTTTCTCTATACGTTCATGATCGAGGGATTTCGTATGACAATGGAAGAAGCAAGAGCAACTGGATTTATGAAAGCGAACTCTGATACAATCTGTAGTGCATTTGGAAATGGTGACACGGGGGATTGCTACAAGTGTCTGGATCCCGATGGCATCAACCATCCTGGAACAGAATGTGGATACTGGCCTCAAGGCAATGCCTGTATTCCTCGGAGCGGCATCTATCGTCTTGTACCCGTCTGGCTCACGCAGAGACAGAATACGGACAAGTCCTATCCGCAGACCTTTGATCCCAGTGATTTCGTCTATAATGTCGGCAAGTGTGGTGGAGCGGCATGCGCGAGTTTTACCTCGTGTAAGACCTGTGCTGGTGCTGCGGCGTGCGGCTGGTGTGACACGACCAATACCTGTATGGATAGGGTCGCTGTCGCGAAGAATCTCGATGCGATTGCTGCTGCGGGCTCTCTTGGAAGCATGGGTTCTCCGCCACAGCCAATGTGCCCAGCGAAGGGGTCGAGCGGCGAAGCGGCGATTACCTCTGCTGGAATGACCTCTTCTGATTCCTCGAAGAACGCCTTGGTTCAAGAGATTGGAAAATGCCGCCCCGAGGTGTGCGAGGACAAGAAGAACTGCTTTGACTGCGCGAGTACTTCTGGATGCGGCTTCTGTAGAACTACGGGGAAGTGTATAAAGGTCGATACTGCTGGGAATGCTGCTAGCTCGGGGTCAATCTCTGGTTCTTCTCTCTGTGCGACGGGTCAGATTAGTTTACAACCCTATATGTGCCCGTGCTCTGGTATAGGTGACTGTAAGACATGCTCCACGCAGCCAGGATGTGGCTGGTGTGTTGCAGGAAAGAACTGCGTGAATGTGGAACAGCGTTCTCCTGCTGGAGATAGCCAGAATGTCGTTGGAGGAGTAAACATCAAGGACTGCGCAGCGGGAGGCGCCGGTGTTGCGACTTCTGCTAGTCAGTGCGTACCTGGCGCAAAACTTGGAAACGTCCGATCAGAGAGGACCAGTAAATATAAGCCTGGCGCAGCTGAGCTGAATTTAATCCAAGATAATACGGCACTTTCTGATTCTGGACGGAATCTTAACCTTACGGGGTCTATTGGCACAGGAGTGATTGGAGCCGCCCCGGTGAGTGCGGCAAAGACAACAAAAGAAGTAACGGGCAATGCAGTTGTAGTACAGCCTCCTGGCGCAACAGGAGGGCCGTATAGAATTACAAATCAGCCGAATCTCTTTACAAGCCCCTTTGAGGAATACGTCAAGGTCTTAATTCGTTCTGAACTCACAGCAGGTGGCGTTCCGATAAATGAACCATTTCAGGATGCCCCACCTAACGCTGTAAAGTATTTAACACAAGAGGTCAGTAAGGTGATTCGTAAGAACTTCTAATAGGAGATAAATAGATAGATATGTTTTAGCTCATTCCATGAGATAAAACATATCGGTCCTCGCAGGGGTTGAACCTGCGACTTTCCGGTTAACAGCCGAATGCTCTAACCAACTGAGCTAGAGGACCAGATACCCCTCAAAGGGGGGTATCTGGTCCTCCATCATACCGCCCATGGCGGTGAACTAGAGTACTATATAGCCAGAGGACCCACCCCTAGCAAAAATGCGAGGAGTGGGGATCGAACCCACGCGGATTGCTCCAGAGGCTCTTAAGGCCTCCACCTTAACCACTCGGTCATCCTCGCTGAAGGGGGGTGGTAGCCCATCCGAGACTCGAACTCGGGTTACCAGATTCAAAGTCTGGGGTCCTGACCGCTGGACTAATGAGCTAGTAAAATAATGTGTAGTATGCGATTAGTATTTAGCTACGCTCGCTTAGGCGCTGGGCGCCACCGCCTTCACGTAGTGGCGGTTCAGGTAGCGCTGGAGGTTGAAGTACGTCAGAGGCTCGCCCTCGCCAATGGCCAGCAGAGACTTCAGGGACGCATCAGGCTTGATGTCGTGCTTGTTCTTCAGGTTCTTCTCCTTCACGTAGTTGTTCACACCCTTGGTCACCTCAGAGCGGCTCATCAGGGTACCGTTGGGCTTGCCCAGGAACTTGCAGAGCTCATCCGTCACCTTGGTGGGGCGCTCAAAGATGCTCAGCGCGCGGGGCGCCGCACCCTCGGCGGGGGGTGCGCGGCGCTTGCGCTTGCGCGCATCCTTCAGCTCGCGGTGGACACGCTTCTCCAGCTTCTTCACCTGACCCAGCATCGCAGACACCGTCTCGCGCAGGGTGTTCAGGTTGCCAGTCACGGCCTTCAGGTCCTCATCCAGAGTGGTGGTGGGGCCAGCGGCGGCGGGCTCAGCAGCCGCCACCACGGGGGTGGAAGACACCACCACAGGCGCAGCCGCCGCAGCGGCAGCCTTAGGGGCCTTCACGGCCTTCGCGGCCTTGGGCGCCTCCACAACAGGGGCCGCCACGGGGGTGGCCGCCGCAGCGGCAGGCTTCTTCGCAACCTTGGTAGCAGTGGGCTTCGCAGAGGCAGGGGAGGCGTTCATTATACCGGAGACTGAGGAAGAAGAAGAAGACATTTTACGCGGGGTTATGCTCACAAAGCAAGGGGTGCCGGGACTCAATTTTGTTTTCAGTGTACCCCATTTTTTTATGTGGAACAGCAAATTTGCTTTTACCTGTTGAAATGTGCCGGGATACTTGACAAGGCCCCAAAAAACCCTGCGTTTATACTTAAAGAGTCATCTGGCCGAACTTTAGCCAGTACCGGTAGAGATGCGCCCTAAGCAGAGTGAGCTCGCCTTTCGCCAGTGCAAGAACTGTAAAAGCCGCGCGAACCCTGATGTCCAGTGCCCTCTATCGGCGACACATGACGACTATTGTTCCCGACACTATAAAAACCCGAAACCCTTTAACAAACCACCCATACATGTTGAGCGGGCCTACACACGCAGTGAGCGACAAGCCGTACAGAAAATCCAGCGGTGGTGGAGAATCTTGGTCCCACAGAAGCGCTACAGATGTCAGGGTGCGGCTGCAAACTGTCTGGAGCTATCGATGAATACGAGTGAACTCTATACGTTTGAGCCGATTCAGAGTATTCCTCGCCACTATCTCATTAGTATATCGGATGAGCGAAAATGCCTATGGGTGTTTGACGTGCGAACTCTTGTTCACAGTATGACACGGGGTGCGGAATCTCATAATCCGTATACACGCGAACCCTTTCTGGAGCGAGCAAATCAGATGATTCACGGGCGGATCGAATGGCTGCGTCGACGAAGATATCCTATTCTCCATAGCAATACGGATATCCTGAGCGCAGAACAAATCTGGAAACACCGGGTTCTAGATGTCTTTCTGAGGATTGAGGCGCTCGGATACTATGTACATTGCGAATGGTTTCATGGGCTTTCCTTGGATGCGCATAAAAAGTTCTATGCGTATCTCTTTTCTCTATGGGGATGGAGGCTACATCTGCTGCCTGCAGAGAAGGAACGGATCATTCCCATGGATGGAACACAACTGTTTCGCTTTCATCCCGATGATATGCCGAAAAAGGGTCTGACATGGTGCCAGAAGAATAGTCTTGGGCTCATTGATACATTTATCTCGAAAGGATGTACCAAGGAGGATAGGAAAATGGGGGCAATGTATGTGCTCATGGCTCTCACGACTGTTTCTCCTGATGCTGCAGAGGCCCTTCATTGGCTGGCCGCGTAGCTCAAGCCGCTTAAGTATTCCCCTATACTTCTATCCAATGTCTGAGGATCATACACTCTATGAGAAACTGTTTGATACCCTTCTTAGCTTACGAGATACGGCGGAACACTTCCGCATCCGCTCGGCGCAAGATCTCAAGATGCTGATTGCATCTAAACTAAACGGTGTACGAGAGCCAAAGGACTTACAGCGACTCTATAGATTAGAGGCAATGATTACTGACTTACGAAAGACACTAATCATTGCGAAAGATGAGCTCGAGGCCTAGGCAAACGCAGACCACTTCTAAAAATCCTGATGCTTCGCGCCCCACGCAATAGAGATGCCCAGCACATCCTTTATTGGTGTATCAATTTCGACAACCGGGAGGCTCTTATTCGGCTTCTTGAGGCGATAGGCAGCCCACCGATGATGTCCATCGACAACATAGTTGTCGTTTGAAATCACCAGCGGCACAAGAACCTTCTCTAGAATATTCTCATTCTCAATGAGGTCCTCAATGCGGCTGCGACTAATCTCCTTCTGTGTTGGTGTAAGGTCCTTTGCCTTCCGCCTCGTTTGACGACTCTTTATCCCATACACACGCTTAATAAAGTTCCGGAACTTGCGCACATCATCCTTTCCAATAAACTGCGGCATGTATTTCCGAGGAATCCCCAGATCTCCCTCGCAGATGTTATCCTTTCCTACACACAAATCTTCGGCCTTTGTGTGGCGCTTCCCTGTGGATTTCCGCGTGAGTTTTCCCACCCACTTCTTGTAGCGGTTCGTCAGTGTCCAGTTCTTCGACGCATCTTCAATACGGAACTTCTGGCCGCCGTTGATTTCTACCGACCTTTTCTTGGGCGCCTTTTTGGTCTGACCCATCTCCTTATTTAGCACAGGGATAATATTTACGCATCCAATCCAGGTCTTTCCGCCCAGGATTCAGCTGATAAAAGCCCTTACCGGTAAAGACAGGGCGCAGTGAATTGAAATACTCTTCGTACATGGGCGCAATGCGTTCAAAGGAGAAGTTCGTCTCTGCGAATTTGCGGCACGTGGCTCGGTCAATGGTATCAATATGTTTCGCAGCCCAGATAAACTGCTCCAATGTTCTACAGCGATATCCAGTGACTCCGTGAATATTATTCTCTGCAAAGGCGCCCCAATCGGAAGTGATAATCGGAGTGCCACACAGCAGCGCCTCTACAGTTACTCCTCCAAATGGCTCATTATAGTGTGTAGGGGCGAGGAGTGCCTTCGCCCCTCTCATCATATCATCGCGCTCCTTTGGCTCCAGATATCCTACAAGCTCAATATTCGGAGGAGGGTCAAATCCCAGTTCATTCTTAAAGTTCCCCTGGCCCGCAATCTTGAGCTTTAAGCCCGTCCGTTTCGCAATCTCCACAGCGATTCCAATGCCCTTCGATTCTATAATGCGTCCCATAAACATGAAGTAATCACCAGGCTTGAAGTTCGGCTCAAAATCATCGAGATCAAAATAGTTCGGAATGACGGCATCTGTCCATTTGGGGTCCCATTTCTCTTGCCCATAGACATAGTTCATGACAGAATATGATTCGTAAATACTAAAGGGAGTACAGGGCGTATTGAAGCAGCCGATTCCGGGCTCTACAGAAATCATATCAGGGTGTGCCTTTGCGACATCTGCATGGCCGATGCCCCAGAACAAGAGAAGAAAGTCCATGTGCTTCTTGCGCTTTCCAACCTCTATTATCGCGCGCTGATTATAGGTCTTGTTACAAAGGTCGGATGTATTGTGCTTGAAGTGCTCCTTCTTCCAGTCGTAATGCCCATATGCCTTCTCGAATAAGTCATTATCGGTAATGGTGACGTGCTCGGTCACCTCCACTTCGGAATCCTTGTGACCGTAATGTATAACTGTGTGCCCCCGCCTGTGCATCATCTTACAGAACTTCAGCGCCTTCTGGGTGAAGGCGCACGCACTGTAGTCGTGGCGCGTAACTGTGTGGGGAACGGCCAGAACATGAAACCGAAACGGGGGCTTCATCGGTGGCTTGGTATACGGAGACGATTTCGCACCACCTAGCATATCGCTGCTCCCTCCAGCCTGTTTTTTATGCTTCCTTGTCTGGGAACTCATCCCTATCTATCGTGTTGTGCCAAAATAAGTCCACCCTTTTAGGACGGACCTGTTTTGTCTAGAAGACTCTATCCACTGGGGGTAGTTATCCTGTTATAGGTGCATCCAGGTCCATCGTATATCTTTGGAGGAAAATAGTCGCGTTTTCCGGGATTTACACATGGCTCTCTATAAAAGTTCGATGCCGTATCTTTCTGAGCAAAGGGGGGCTTGGTCATATCAATACACGGTACGGGAAGAACAATCTGTGGTACAACTCCCGTATCTGCGACACCCGAGCATGCGCACACCGCGGAACTCTGCGCCTTCTGAAGAATACCAAAATACTCTCCACCCGTTCCACCGCCGGTTACAACAGTAGATGTTCCACAGCCACCCCGATTGACTACCACAGAGACTGTTGTTGGGGACGCCACAGTAGACGCCTTTGCCTGGGTAATCAGTGTCTGTAGAGACGCATCTACACACTTGTTTCTGGAGACGAATTTATTTGCCGCCTCCTGTATGCGACGTATTCTCTCTTGATCTGTCATCATCATCGACATGCTCTATACTACCGCATGCGCGGAAAAAAATTCGGGGTCGCGGCTGGTCCAAAATTGAATGACCTGGCGGTCCACATAGTGAGTATAGCCGTAGTTAGAAATGTCTTCCGTTGTCTTTCCTTCTGCCTTCAGTACTTCTAAGATCACGTTCTCTGGTGTCAAGGCCCTCGATTCGGGTGGCAAGCAGGCGTACCTGAACTACAGTGGGAACCCGCTGATGATGCAGGTGGGCCCCCTAGAGACGCCCTTTGGCCTTTCTGTCTACGATAAGGGCGGCCCTCCCAAGTATTCCGTCGACCTGAAGCTCCGCGGCTACGACGACCCTGCGAACTATGCGAAGAATGCTACGCTCTTCAAGGCCCTGTCGGCGCTGGATGAGTTCATGCTTGATCAGGCCGAGAAGAACGCGGTGGCCTGGTTCAAGGGTCCCAAGAGCCGCGCAGTCCTCACGGAGCTCTACACTCCTACTGTGCGCTTCGCCCTCGACAAGGAGGGCAATCGCAAGCCCTACCCGCCCACCATTAAGGCGTCTCTGCGCAAGAACCGCACCGATGACAAGTTCGACGTCGAGCTGTACGATGACAAGCTTCAGCCTCTGACGAACATTCCCCTGGAGGATGTGGTGGTGAAGGGCAGTGTGCTGACGGTGCTCATCCAGTGTACAAGTGTCTGGTTCGCTGGCGCAAAGTTTGGCCTCAGCTGGAAGGCCACGCAGATTCGCGCTGACAAGGTGCCGCAGAACTTCCGCGGCAAGCCGGCCTTTCTGGACGAGGATGGCGAGCCCGCAACTGCTGCAGCCGGTGGCTCGACTGCCGGGAAGTTCGCAGCACTTCACGATGAGGAGGATGATGAGGTGAATGACGAGGAGGCACTGGCCCCCCCTCCAAAGGCCGCCGCAGCTTCAGCTCCAGCGGCCGCAGAGGAGGCCGAGGCCGAGGACGATGAGGCACCACTGCCCGTCCCCGCAAGGAAGATGTCGACCACTCCAGCAAAGGTGATGAAGAAGATTGCGAAGCCCGCCCCCAAGTAATCCTATAGACGCATCATATACAAGATGATATGTCTACATTATTTTTATTTTGCGGTAAGTACTTAACGACTGCAGCCGCATGCACCAGGTGTCTGGCGATTAAAGTTATTGTTAGCATTATTATCATTACAGATACAGGTGCCCTGTTTCCTGGTCGTAATAATCTCACCACTCTGGAAGGTGGGCTGCTCCCTCTTCACCACATTATTTGTAGTGTTCTGAAGGTCAAGGCTCGTCTTGAAGGCGGCTAAGGTTCCCGCGCGCTTGCGAAAGGTTATTAAGGACGCATCAAAGATAGCTGTAGGCATTTCTACCCATGCATTAGACTATTATCCGGGAAGAACCGGATTATCAGGCTTATTAGGCAATCCACACCGTAAACCCTGCATAACTGGTTCTCCAGCAGTGTAATAACTCTGGGGAATGGCGGGGCACACCTGGATAAAGGGTCTACGATAGGCTGAGAAGCGCGATTCAGGATTCGACGGATCCGTAGATAAATCGAGCGTCCGCTGCTGTAGGTTCGCTACGCGCATGGATTCAGGCATCGCAGGTGGCGGACCAACCACATAGTTCCCATTCAGTATACACGTCCGCTGCTGAGAGCGCAACTTAGAACTCGATTGCGGCACGGGTGAGTTTATGGTATTTCCTATAAATCCACCGGACAGATCCAGTTTCACGCAGTCTGTACAGTTTTTCTGACTTATCTGCGCAGCCTTTGCTAGTGCTTCCGCAATCCTACACTCAGTGTTGCTTCGAATAAGCGCGGCAACGCGGCTGCTCTCATTTGCTCGCCCCATGGCCATCATATGCGCTAACCGAGAACTCTCGCTTCGCATCCTACCGTGTTATGCGAAATAAGCCCATCCTAAATGGGCGTCTATGGCAGCTCCTTATGTTTCTTTCTCACGGTTCTTCGTCGTGCCGTGGAACTCCGTTTTCGGGTAGATCTTACGGTGGGAGTCTCTTTCTTGAGCTTTTTCTGGCGTCTTACCTTCTCTCGCAAGAGGGATGCAAATCGTGTCTGGTGTCCGCGGCACTGAAGAGAAAACGGCTCAAACTGCGACCGCTTCGCGCTATAGTTCTCCCTGGAAATCTTAATAAGTTCTCTGACCTGACAGATAATCCTGGGGCCCAAGACATCCTCTCCATGAAGGGTAAAGATACTGAGACTCAGATATAAATTGATTAAAAACTCGAGGCTTCCCAGAAAAATCGTTCGCCCATCCGATGTAGGAAAGGGTACGTACGAATGGCACGCAATCTCTTGAATAATAATACAAATGGTCATCTTACCGTGTCGCAGCTCAATGCGCTCTGGGACAATCTCTCCGCGCGCCCTGTGGCGAAGGAGACGAATATCCGTGATATTCAATAACTTCTTTATCGCAGTAGAATCTATCTTGGGGTCCGGACTTGTAAAGAGAATGGGCCCTCCTTCTTGGATACGAAAGACCGCATTCCGCTTCCGTATTCCCTGGCGATACAGAGGAACAATGGGTCCATTACACAGAATCCGCTTCCATTCAATAATGAAATCGAGGATTACTCGTCGAAATGCAAGAGGAATCTCGGGCTTCTTTCCCACATTGATTGTACACCCCTTTATAGGAAAGGCTTCGTGGATGAGTTCAAGGCGTTCAAAGACCTTCTTCCAGCGCTCTACCATTCCCTTTGGCCGACTCAGCTCAAGATACATCATCATCCGCAGAATGTACTCATCCGTATAATGCATGTTGTCTTTCACAATAGAGCGCCGAAATAGAACACCAAAGAGTTCTGGGTCGATATAGGACACATCTGCAATAGGCGTATAGTTCACAAGAACCTTCATTGTTCCATCGTGGATGCCAATCTTACTGTAGACGTCACTAAATCCCTCCTTCTGGAGAAGGGCAACGAGTTCAGTAACATCTGAATCTACGTCGGGGGTGTAAAAGTCATAGTCGGGTAAATCCAGTTCCTTGTCATAGAACTGTTTTGACGGGGGAAGAATGGCATTCATTGCGGTACCCCCATAGCATACCCTCTTTTTGCGCACAATAAAGTCTCGAACAATCGCGAGCGCATGGAGCAGCTGCTCGTCGTGCGCCTCCTCGTATTTAATGTATTTCGATGCCTTTTCAATAGCACTTTCCAAGCGCTGTTGAATATGCTGCCTATGTTTTTTCATCGGATCCCTATTTGGCAAGATATCTTCTTCCATTTATCATGGTGTGCGAAAATAAGTCGACCACTATGATACATGCCTAGAGTCTACGCGTCTTACGAAGTGTACTGTAGTGCGACTGGCTTCGCTCGGTAAGACTTATTCTCATATTCATTGGACAGCAAAACGACGTTTGAACTATCCTCGGTAAAAATATCAATCGGCACAGTGTTTACTCCTAAGGCATTCAGCGCAGTATTCAGTTCCGTAGGAGTTGGATTTACAAGGCGTTCACTCATCGCAATGACAAAGCGTCGCTTACCTCTTGCCGCAAAACTGTCCTTCTTCAGCCCACTGAGAGCAAGTACACGCTTCATGTTAACAAGTACAGCTGCTGAGTTAACACTAGGATCCGCTAGCTCTGTAATACCATTTGCATCGGCGGGATCATCAAGATATACGCGGACATTGACCCAGAAGTCGAGATCCTTTGCTGGAGGGTAGGTCCTCTTACTTACTGACGACCCACGGAAGAGCGAGGTATCGGCGTTCGACATGATAATAATATTTCCTGATAGGGAACTTATTGGCATCGTGAGGAGCTGCTCGGCCATCTTTTGACGGGTAAAGTTGCCCTGAGGATGTAGGCCAAGATGAAATGGTGCAAGAGGATTTAATGCAGCCGCGATTTGACTTAAAAAGTTCATGTTGTCTTCTGGCGAACTCACCGCGCTTGGTGCGCGGACAACATGGAGATACAGGATAAGGGGCATCGTATTGTTTGGTACAACCTCATTAAAGGCCATCGTCGCGATTGTTTTTGCGACATCTTCAATCGAACCGGAGTTTTTACTTAGTAGTCTTCCTGTTGGCCCCCGTATAAGCAGTGTAGGAACGCCAGGGGCCTCAAAGACGGACAGATCCATCTTAGTATCCGTATAATCAATCTGAAGCGTCAAGAAGCGGCAGCCTGCCTTAATCACATTTGCTGTCGCAATATCCTCTTTATAGCTGCCGCTTGGATATGGTCCCAGAAATCCCGTATCTCTGATAGAAAGATACTGAACATTAAAGAAAAGGGACTCGGATATTGGAAGGGCGGGCTCCGATACGGGAACATCGGGATCAGAAGATTGAAAGGCTTCAATGCTGGGATTTTGAAATCCCTGTGGAATCCTCGCATTTAGTGCTCCAACTGCTACTGCGGCCGCTGTAATCTGCTGCGTGAGAGTTGTACTTCCTGCAGTGATTTGATTCAGAGTAATGGTAGATTGGCTTGTAATCTGAGCGAGTGCTGAAGCTGTCTTACGTTCTATATCAGCAGTTACTGTCGTCGCCGTGGTTGCTGCTTGATTTCCTGCATTCTTAACTTGACTAATGCCCGCAAGCGCAGCATCCTTAGCAGCCGCACTAGCATCTATCGCGCCTTGAGATATCGTAGCATAGCTACTTGTCACAGCATCTTGTATGAGTTTAATCGTTGCCTGTGATTGCGCAGTTACTGTGCTAGTCGTATTAGTAAATGATGTCTGTAGTTCCGTAAATGCGCTTTTAATATCCGAAATCGCCGTATTACTTTCTGTTTTAATCTTTGAAATGGCCGATGTTGAAGCAGTTTCTACAGTGATAATCGAGGTTTGAACCGCACCAGTAACCTCGGTTTTTGCCGTGTTAAAGGCATTGGTAATCGCCCCTGCTGTTGTGTCATAGGTAGATGTAATACTACTAACCGCAGTATCTCCTGCGGTTTTCACCTTTGCTGCTGCAGCTACTACCGCAGAAGTCACTGTTTGATATGTACTAGTTGCGCCAGTAACAACTCTATTCGCCGCACCAGTGGTTTCACTTGCTATCTGATTAATAAGCTGTAGTGTTCCAGTATTGATTAGATTCACTACAGAATTCGTGGTTCGTGTAATGGTATTAATGGCGGTATCCCCTCCATTACGTATCCTCGCAATGATATCGGCCGTTTCACTGCGAATCTGATTTGCCACCGCGGTACTTGCGCTGTTTACCGTAGTGTATGCATTTGTAGTACTAGTAGATATTGATTGATAGCCACTTGTTAGATCCGCCTTTATTTTATCTATGATCGCCTTACTTTCCTTGCTAATCTTCTTACTTGTATCAGTTATTGAAGATTTGATTGTATTATATGCTGTTTCTATTTGACGAATAGATAAGGTCGCAGTATCTCTTATTTGCCCAATAGTATCTAATGCGGTCGATTCAACCCTCGTAACTGCATTTTTCGTCTCGCCACTTACCTTACTGGCGACGTCCTTAAATGTGGTCTCTATAGTACGAATCGTATTTTGTCCTACACTTCTTATTGTGTTAATGGCATTATCTCCACCTTCTTTCACTTTAATACCTGTGTTGATGAGCGTCGTTGCAACAGTGGTATAGGCTCCAGCAAGTTCGGTTTCGACTTGTTTAAAGTCTCGTGTAATAAGCCCTCCAAGCAGCTTCGCATTCTTTTCCGCCTGTGATACCATGTTTAGTATATCGCGTTCAAGCGCGCTGATATTCGATAGTAGCGCATTCCATATGCCATTTGTTATAGCAAACCATAAGACATAGCCTGCGGCTGCTAAGAGTGCAACCACAAAAATAATGATAACTGTCATTGCTGTTCCAGACACCAGGTCCATTCCTTCTAACAGTTAGTCTCATGAAAGATATTGCTGGATGAACTCTGCGCGCGTAAGAACAGGGATTCCGAGCTCCCTCGCAATCCGTGCCTTGGGCATCTCTTTCTCTGCCATATCTCGCACAACAAAGAGAGTGGTTGCCCCCGACAGAATCGTCGTACAGAAGAACCCCTTCTGTAGGATGCGCTCTTCAAGCGCCTTGTCGCGATGCCCAGTTATACATACGACTTCTGTACCAGGCCTGTCGGGAGCCCCTGGAGGGGCGCCCATATCTATCTCGGTCAAATAGGGGTTTGTGGGATCAATCTCTCGCAGACGCTCAACAATACCATCATAGGTATCGTTGTCCATCGTCAAGGTGCTTGAAGAATAATAGGCTGCCGATGCTTCCCGCAGAAGTCGTACAATCTCTACAGGGGTGGGCATGGCGTAGCTATTGACTATACCATGCTAGGAGTTAATTTTAGTGTCACACCCGCGTGCGGTTTGTACTAGAAACTGTCACTGACCTGGAACGTGTTTGTGATACTGTAGGACTCCTGCTACGCGAGAGGGATTTTGTATAGGATGTAGAGGGCGTTATCGAGCGTGTAAAGGGCCGTGTCGTTGGAATGCCTGTACGCGTAATACTTGTGCTCATAGAGGGTGTAAAGGGCCGTGTCGTTGGAATGCCTGTTACAGAGCGTGTAAAGGGCCGTGTGGTTGGAATGCCTGTGCGCGTTACAGATACACTTACAGAACGTGTAAACGGCCGTGTGGTTGGAATGCCTGTACGCGTTACAGATACACTTACAGAGCGTGTAAAGGGCTGTGTGGTTGGAATCCCTGTGCGCGTTACAGATACACTTACAGAGCGTGTAAAGGGCTGTGTGGTTGGAATACCTGTCTTAGAAATCGTTGCAGAAGTAGTAGCTGTACCTAAAGAAGAAGCCGCAACTGTTGGAACAGATCGACGAGAAGTAGTGACCGTTACAGAACGACTATATGTCAAGGATGGGGTTATCGACCTCGTAAAGGGCCGTGTGGTTGGAATGCCTGTGCGCGTAATAGATACGCTTACAGAGCGGGTAAAGGCTCGTGTCGTTGGAACGCCTGTCTTAGAAATCGTTGCAGATGTAGTAGCTGTACGTAAAGAAGAAGCCGCAACTGTTGGAACAGATCGGCGAGAAGTAGTGACCGTTATAGAACGACTATATGTCGAGGATGGGCTCATAGAGCGTGTAAAGGCTCGTGTGGTTGGTAGCGCTGTGCGCGTAATCGAGACGCTTACAGAGCGTGTGAAGGCTCGCGTGGTTGGAGCACCACTCCCAGAAGCCGTCCTGCATATGGATATCGATACACTGCGTGTAAGGGATACAGATACTGTCCGTGTAACCTTGTTACTTGATGCAGCCGCGGTAGTAGAACGAGTAATCGTGACAGAATGCGTGAGAGAGCCTGACACTGTATAACTGACAGTTACTGACGTACTGCGTGTTGGTGGATTACTGGTTACAACTGGACTTCTAGATGTAGTAATGCTCATGGATTGCGTGAATGTACCCGGGACACTCGCACTGGCTGTTGTAAACCCAGTGGTGGCTACACTAGAGGCTGTAGGGGTTCGCGTGACACTGAGTGTCGCACAGAGAGACTTCTCACCACTCTTAGTAATGGTTTGACTGATTGTTATCGAAGTCGTTGTCGAGTGGCTCGCCGAGTGTACAGGGCTAGACGTTCCATTAGAAGAACCGGATAGGGGTGGCGTGAAGGAAGCCGCCTTTGATGCACACGTCGTGGCAGAAGGACTTTGGAAAGATGTAGGGGACCGTGCTATAGAGAGAGATGCCAAGCCGGTAGGGCTTTCCAGAAGACTGGGACTATTTATAGGAGTTCCTGAGAGTGCCGGACTAGGAGATAGGAGCCCCGAAGGGCTCACCGTTCCAGTAAAACTCTGGCCACTGAGGGATGTCTGGGGGGAAGATGTACCCGACACAGCAGGGCTTGACGAAGCAGAAGCGGGGCCACTAACACTTCCAAGAGGGCTTGAACTCTCTACAGATGTTCCTGAGAGCGCGGGACTAGGGGATACACGCCCCGAGGGGCTTATCGCCGCACTACCACTCTGTATCGCAGTTGAGGTTCCCTGTGGTGAAGGGGTAAGAGACTGTGTGGAGCTACCGGATGCTGAAGAAGACCCTGTAGCAGTTGAAGCTCCGCTGAAACTTCCTACAGGGGTTCCCGAAGGGCTGTGGCTCATGGAGAAGGGGTCAGAAGGAGAAACAGTTCCTGTTGTGCTGACCCCACTCAACGAGGCCACGGAAGAGCCACTAGCTGATCCGCTCCCGGAGCCGGAAACAGAAGAAGATTCAGTTGAGCTCTCCGATACGGAATACGTTATCGACGGTGTCGAGCTCAATGAGGCTGTTACTGTAGGGCACTGACTACCAGAGTGATTCGATGAGCCAGTCGCAGGCACACTTATGGTGTGTGCAGAAGGAGTGGTCTCCCCTGTAGAGCTGAGTGACCCTGTACCGCTGCGCGAAGCTGTACGTGTCGATGAGCCACTTCTGGAAACGGAGACTGTCTGTGTGACAGAACGGGACACGGCGGGACTTCGTGTTAGTGTGGCCAAGCTAGAGGTACTCTTTGATACAGAAGTCGATGCCGTGTAGGATGTAGAGCCGGTACTTGTCCGAGACCCTGTTTGCGACGCAGTGGCCGTGGTTGTTCCAGAAGAGGATACCGAGACAGAAGCACTGTCCGACCATTGAGCACTCGTAGAAGGGTGTGCGGACCCCGTATAAGAAGCAGATGGGCTTAAAGAGTCTGAGTTGGAGGCCGAGCGCGTTACGCCACTGCTCCGGGACCCTGTACCGCTGCTGACTCCTGTAGAGGTTGGATGCGCGGAGAAGGTCGCAGTTTCGGTAAGGCTGAGGCTGTGCGTCGGGCTTGCAGAGTCTGTACGACTCTGTGTCCACGTGAGATATAGGGTCAGGGTGGGCGTGAAGGTGTCGTGAACGGTTGGGGTAACTGTGGTGCACGTACTAAACGAGTAGCGTGGCGTAGAAGAGCCCGATACAGACATCGTGCTCGTCTTGGAGGTCGTTGGACTCGCCGTAAGGGTTCTAGTCAGCAGGGGCGTACCCGTAATAGCAAGGCTGGTTGAAAGAGTATTTGTTGCGGAGAGAGTCTTTGTGGTCGCGGCGGTAGCTGTACTACATGGAGTCTGTGTAGGGGATTTGGAGTTGCTGCTTGACGACGTATAGGTTGCAGAAGAGGTAGATGTCTTTGTGGAGGATGCGGAACGTGTTGTAGCCCCGGAACCGGTCTCTCTAGGCGAAGCCGATCTAGAAGCAGGTGGTGATACCGTAGGCGGGGATACACGAGTGAGTGTGCCCGATACTGTTTCTGTGACCGAGGGGCGCCGTGTGACGCTCCCGCAGGAAGTTGACGTCGCGGAGCGAGTGGCCCGCCCCGTGCGTGAGCCAGAAGGAGTTCCCGTATCAGTTGCGGACCCCTTTGAGGTTCGTGTGATGCTCCGAGAGAGTGGCGCGGTAGGAGTCTCGGCACGACAGCGCGTAGGAGTTGCAGAGGTTGTCTGTGTCTTTGACGCTGCTGAACTTCGGGTGTGACTCACACTTGTCTTTATAGAAAAAGAGAGCCGCGGCGACGAGGTTGCTGTTTTCGAGGGAGCGACGCTTCGCGTCAATGTGCTAGATGCGGTGGGCGTCCTGGAGCCCGCGCTGCTGCGGCTCCCAGTGGAAGACACGGTAGATGTCTTTGACTGAGAGGTGGAGCCTGTAGAGGTTAATGTAGGCCGCATAGTTCGAGATGCTGGGCCGGAACGTGTTATGCTCGCTGAGCCAGAAGATGTTTTGGAGGGACGCAGTGAGAAGGACTGAGTGGGGCTTCCGGTTGACGTCTTGGAGAAGCCACCCGAACGTGTGGGGCTGGGGCTAGCAGAAGACGTCTTGGAACGCGCGGGACTCCCAGTATGTGTCTTCGAGGAGGTTACAGTACGTGTGGCCGTTGCGGTAGAGGTGTGGGTCTTCGAAGTAAGCCCGGTCAGCGTTGCTGCGGGGCTCGCAGAAGAGGTTTTAGACCGCACACCTGTTGCTGTAGCAATCGAGGTTGGCTTCACCGATTTTGTCGAGGTGGTGCTGGGGGAGGGAAACCGAGTCCCGGCTGCGGAGCGGGTAGAGGTTGTTGTCCTTGTAGACGTCTTGGATTGCGTTGACGTGGATGTGGGAACTAGACCAAGAGCAAGAAGGTTCCGTTCCTCGACCATGGGGCTGGTGTTCCATGGGCTTGTTGCGACCGAGCCTATTGTTGCGAGCAGCAAGAGCCAGCGCATGGTTCTACTACGGGACTATACTTCAAAAAGTTTAGGTGTGCGTAAACGACTTAAGAACCTACTTCCTTTCCTTGGATAGGAGGGTACTGACACACCCCTTCCCGGAAAACAGCAGCTTAGCAGAGAGGAACTGCGATGGGCCCATATATGGGATAACCCATAGGTCCCTGGATCGAAACCAGGAGCTGCTAGTGTCTTGTGCGCCTATAGTTTAGTGGTAGAATGCAACTCTTCCAAGGTTTTTTACCGACAGCAAGGTTGTAATCCGGGTTCGATTCCCGGTGGGCGCAAATCTATACTGCATGTTATCGCCTCTTTGGCGCAATTGGATAGCGCACCCGCCTTCTAAGCGGGAGGTTGTGGGTTCAAGCCCCACAAGGGGTATTTTGCCGTCTTAGCTTTAGTGGTAGAGCAACCGCCTTGTAGAGATAAAGGCAGCGGTAGGTCCTGGGTTCGATTCCCAGAGATGGCATCATCTTTTGAGTATTTTTGAACTCCTCAAAAGATGTTTGTGCTTTAGCAATGACAGATCTCTCCGGACAAGGTGCGAAAGGATTTGTCTTTGAAGAACTGATGGACCAGACTTTGCGAAAGCTTGTGCAGCCGCTGGCCTCCAAGGGGATTTCTGCGCGTCTTCTTGGAGAGCAGCAGATTCGCGATGAGTTCGGTGAGCAGTCACTCAACGGTGTTGACCATTTCTTCTTGCTCGAAGAAGGAGAGCCGGTCCTTTTCTTGCTTCAAGAAAAGTGGAAATTCGTGACGAACCAGCGGGAGGTCAGCCAGTTTCTCGATTGCTGTGCACGGATTCTGGCGCGGATGCCTGACTTTAAGGGACGGGTTATCCGACTCTGGATTACACGAACACAGCCTACAGCGAACGGGGAGAAATCTCTACAGGAAGGAGGTGCGTATGTGATACAAACCAGCACAAGCATGTCCTTTTTGGCGCAAATGACAGGGCAATTTATCTGTGAACTTCTCGGGGACCGAGAACTCTGTAAGGATATGATTGCGACAATGCCGGATCTTCTTTCTGGCGAGAAGCCTTTGGATGTTCCGAGGCGTTCCGTAGAAGAAAAGACCATTCCAGCGAATGCGATACATCCGGCTAAACTGAAGGTCTGTGTTGTGCGAAAGTAGTTTAGAGGGGAGGTGCAGGAGGAATGCCGGGACTCGTCGCCGCATTAGGAACAGGGGGCGGAGGCATCTCCTCAGAAGACCCCTGTTGTACCCGAGGCTTCTTGTTCCGACGCCGGTGTCTGGTCCTCTTGGAAAAGACTTGTGTTATAGTATTGCGAACCTTTTTTCCAACACGGCGAACGGCGTTTGTCACACGGCGAAAGGGCTTTCTAATCGTATTGCGAACCTTTTTCCCAACACGGCGGACGGCATTTGTCATGCGGCGAAAGGCCCCCCTTGGCTTCCGCTGTCTGCGCCTGGGGCTGGGAGTCTGAGTTGGCGTGGGTGCTGCTGTGGGAGTAGGAGTCGCAGGAGGCGCAGGAGGCGCAGGGGGCGCAGGAGGAGCAGGAGGAGGTGGCGGCGAGGCATTCGGATCACCTCCGCGAGAAAAGAACTTTCTTACCCTGCGGCTAGCATTACGCACCCCCTTTTTCGCGGCCCGAGTTGCGCCCCGAAAGAAGCCGGATAACTTTTTCAGATGTTTCTTCATTCTATTTACATGCGTGAAAAATAATCATCGAGCGCCTTATCAAAGGCCGTCATTTTATCCTGCGATGCCTCCCCCTTCTTGGCTTTTGCGACGAGTTTCGGGTCAACCTTCCCACGAGAACGAAATGCCTTTGTTATCGCCGCGACTCCCGAGGGCGGGTCATAGGCCAAGACCTCTTTGAAGAATTTGGGGACTTGTCTGATGGCCTGGGACATGGCGACAGGATCCTTAATGAGTGGGGGTGCCGCAGGTATCTTCCAGCGAGGGACTTCGCACAAGACCTGAGTGAGCACAGTAAGAATATGCTTCTTGGCCGAGCCAGGAATATCCTTACCATTTCTCCACACGTCCATGAGCGTTTGAAACTCTTCGTGCATCCGCACCAGCTGTTTCGCAGCAAACTCCTTATATGTCTCAGCAAACAGAGATAAGATAAAGAAGCCCACACCCGTCTGCTGTTTAGAGCCAGGTGTCCCACGCTCATAGGTTGTGAGAGACGCACCCTTTGTCTCTTTTTTCACGCGCCCCTCTTCTTCAAAGAGCCATTTGATCCAGAAGAGTGCTTTTTCAATGGCCCCATCGGTAATCGCCTTACAGAGTTCCGCACCGACTGTGCGGAGCACGGAGGAATCGCCTTCTGGCCGCCAGACCTTTCTGAGTACGGCTGTTTCTGGTGCGGCCTGGACTGCGCGAATCCAGCCCTCGGTATGTGTTTCTGCACCGACCTTTGGCCATCCAGGAAGAGTTCTCGTAGGCGCATCCCGGAGAACAAGGACAAGTTCTCCAACACGCACCTGGAACTCTTCAGATCCATAGGCCGCCTCGTCCGGAAGGCGCTTTAACATCTCACTGATATCCTCAATCCTCTTTCGGAGATAGACGAAGATTCTGGGCGATGCGAGGCCGATATGGGAAATAGAATAGTCCCACATAGAGCGGAAAAGGGAATCAATGCCCCCACTTGTTACAATATCTGCCGCAAAATGGAGGCATTTACCGGTTCCTAGGACGCCGGATTCCAGCATTGCCTTATCAAAGGCGCGGATAGACTCACTCGGTGTATACCCACATCGAGTGCGTGGAGCGTTTTCTTCTGGTACATTCATCTTCGGTATTTAGGACCAACAATCTTTTTGCCGCGATTTTTCCGACTCGTGCGAGGAAGAAGACCCTTCGCCTTTAATGACGCGACACCTGTAAAGCCAATCGATTGCCCCGACCGGTATTTGCGGAGAAGTGCGCGATTTTTGCGCGTGGCCCTGTAGCCACCTCTCTGCGCCATACAGCCGCATCCACCTGCATCCTGGGTCATTCTATTCTGTACAAAGATTAGAATGACCTTCAGCCCCTATAAATACTTTGCTGGGCTCTCATCGCGCAAGGCAACACGCAGAGCCAAAGAAATCAAACGAGGGAAGTCCATGTCACACAAGAACCCTGCTGCGTATCGGCCCTTTGCGACAAACAAGGGTGTTAAGACAAAAAAGTCTAGATACACTGCGCGCTTTACCCG